TGCTGACAAAATAATCGCAGCTCAAACATTATTTTTAAATTATTGGGTAAATAATATGGGAATGAGAGCTACTAATATTGCTAGTGGAAAAAAAGCTTTAAATACATTAGGAATATCAAAAGACCAATTTAAAAAATATGTAAATGAAGGATATTTTACTCCCAGTAATCGTAAAAATGCAAAAGACGAAGGAATACCTAGAGAAATATTAGGAAAAAATGCTAATAGAAATTATGATTTTTTATGGGATGCTTTTATTGATAATAAATTAGATAGAAGTGACGTAACAGGAATTAATACTTTTCTTACATCCTACTATGGTGGATCTAAGCAAGACACTGGTGAGTATGTACGAAAAGTAAGACAAATTTTAGACAATTAAGTCTAAAACAATTCCAGCCACCTAGTAGCCAACTAGCACTGGATTAATCAACCAACAACGGCCACCCTCATTTTTTGAGGCACTGTAAAGGAGGAATAACATGGCAAAAAAGAAAGCTAACATGCACAATAAAGCTGCTGTACTTGAAGAAGATCCAAGAATAAATATGTTTAAGGGTAAAGATAGAGTAGATGCAGCTAAAGAGGAAGTAACTGAAACTGAGGACACTAACATCGAGGCCACGATGGAAGCCACTCCGGAAGTAGAAGGTTTTATTGACTCAAAGACTTCAAGCCCAGAACCAGAAGGAATTATGGGTGGAGATACAGAAGTACAGTATAAGAAAAGATATGATGATCTTAAAACGTACTATGATAAGAAACTGTCCGAATGGAAACAAGAGAAGGAGACTTTGGAAGCACAAGCTAAAGTTGCTGAAAAACAAACTTCTAAATATGCTCCACCAAAGACAGATGAAGATCTAGATCAGTTTAAAGACAAGTATCCAGATGTATACCAAGTAGTTGAAACTATCTCTCACAAGATGGCAAGTAAACAGGTAGAAGATTTACAGGCTGAAATAGGTCGTATTTCTGAACGTGAACAAAAGTTAAAGGTTCAATCTGCTTACAAACAGCTGTTACATACTCATCCTGATTTTGAAGATATTAAAAGCTCTCCGGAGTTTTTACAATGGCTTGAACAACAGCCCAAAAGTATTTCTGAAGGTATTACGAAAAATAATACTGATCCTGTCTGGGCAAGTAGGACTGTTGACTTGTATAAAGTAGATGTTGGTATAGGCAGAAAACCGAAAGCAACCAAAACTAAAGATGCTGCTAAAGCAGTTACTAAGGCTACTAGCCGAGATGTAAATGTTGGGCAGAATGATAAAGTTTGGAAGGTTTCGGATATTCAACGACTCAAACCATGGGAGTTTGAGAAGTATGAAGCAGAGATTGATCAGGCTATGAAGTCTGGTCGTGTTATTAACGAATAATAGTAAAGGAATATTATTATGGCAACAATGGGATTGGCAGCCGGTTATCAGAATTTACCTTCAGGTAATTGGGCACCAGCTATTTACAGTCAGAAAGTTCTTAAATATTTCCGTAGAGCATCTGTGGCAGAAGCAATTACTAACACAGATTATACTGGAGAGATTGAAAACTTTGGTGACACTGTAAACATACTAAAAGAGCCATCAATTACTGTTGCTTCCTATGCTCGTGGCCAAACTGTAAATACGCAAACACTTGCTGATGATCAAATTCAATTGACTATTGATCAAGGCAACTATTTTGCATTTAAGGTTGATGACATCGAGGAAAGGCAGTCTCATGTAAATTGGGAAGCTCTAGCTACATCTTCAGGTGCATATACCTTGAAGAAAGCTTACGACTACAATGTACTTAAAAACATTTATGATAATGCATTGACACCTACAGGTGAAACACTTGCTACACAAGCAACATCAGCTAACACTGGTGATGAAGTGTCTAATCTTGTAGCTCAAGCAGCACGTATCTTAGATGAAAATGACGTACCTGAAGAAAACCGTTGGCTTGTTGCTCCACCTCAGTTTTATGAAGTGTTAAGAGGAGCAAGTTCTAAAATTATGGATGCATCTGTAATAGGTCAAGCTTCACCATTATTAAATGGTAGAGTAACTGACAGACCACTACATGGCTTTGATTTATACCAATCAAATGCTATTGCAGTAGGTTCAACTGGTTCAGCTGCAACACATACTTTTGGTTCTTCAAGTACTTCTGGACAAACAGCAATTCTTTTTGGGCATATGTCTGCAGTAGCAACTGCTTCACATATTGCTAAAACAGAAGTAATTCGTGATCCAGATAGTTTTTCTGACATAGTTCGTGGTCTACACGTATTTGGAAGAAAAGTACTTCGTGGTGAATCAACAACTGGATTCAAAGGTGTATTTAAAGGCCTTATGGATCTTAATTCTTAATTTAGAAGGGTAATTAATTATGGCAACATATGATAAAACCGGTAAAGGTGGTACTACAGGTCATCCTTCTAATGGAAGGACACCTTATTTAGTTGAAAATACAGTTGACTATTCATCTTTCGATCCTGCAGCAAATGATGTTGTGCAAATGCTAGACATTCCTGCTGAAACTTTAGTTATCAATGCTGGTATAGAAGTATTAACTGCTTCTGCTAGTGGTGTTACACTAGACGTAGGTGACGGAGGAGATGTTGATAGTTATGTAGACGGTTATGATTCTACTTCAACTGGATATGCAGGCTTAGTGGAAAATGTATCTAACTCAGGAACTGTTTACGGTTCTGCAGATACAATTGACGTTAAAGTTCTGGGAGCACAAGACGATTCAGGCAAAGTTAGAGCTTGGGCTGTAATGTGTGACATTTCTGGTATAGACGAAACTGACCACAACTAAAATATAACCATTGGGTAGGGGGGTTATAAGCTCCCCTGCCTATCATAAGGATAGACTATGACAGTTTGGAATAAACGATCAACACAAAAAATTGTATCACTAGCACCAAGTATGCCTAACGGTGATGCAAGTAAAATAGAGGACATGGAAATTCGTATGAACTCTATAGAACAAAGTTTAAATTTAATATTACAAAAATTAGACAACGGAAACGATAATGGCAACAACATATCTAGTATTAGTAAACAACGTACTAAATGAATTAAATGAAGCAGAATTAACATCTTCTACATTTTCTAGTAGCAGAGGTGTACAAACATCTGTAAAGAAATTTGTGCTAAAAGCTATGCATGAAGTGTACAATTCATTATCTGAAATTCCTGACTTATATAAATCAACTATACAAGTAACACACACTGGGCAAAGAACATACTCTTTACCATCTTCAAATTCACCTCAAACTGGTGATCTTGCATACAGAAAAATAGATTGGGATACATTTAGATTAAGACCAAAAGAACTTGTAACCAATGGAGAGTTTACATCTAATATAACTGGATGGACTACAGGAGATGGTTCTCCGTCTTATACCAGTAGTGGTAACGGTAGATTAAACTTAAACGATGCAGCAGCATACCAATCTATATCAACAGTAAAAAATACAACATACAGATTACAAGTTAGGGTTATGAGTCCTAACAGTTCAGATAGTACTTTAGCTATAAAAGTAGGAACTACAGCAAGTGGAGGAGAAGTTTTAGACACAACAAAGTCTGTAGAAAATTTTGGTGAAGGTGCTATTTTAGATACAACATTTACAGCAACAGCTCAAACAACATATATTTATTTTGAAACTGCATCTGGGGTACAATTAGATGTAGACTATGTAAGAATATCTGAGGATATACCTGTAAAAAAATTAACGTACATATCTTATGACGATTGGAACACTAATTTTCTGACAACAGATTTGGCTAACTCTGAATCTCATTTGGGAGTACCTGAATATGTATATCCAACACAAGACAAAAAATTTGGTTTATCTCCTGTACCAGACCAAAGCAACTACTCTATAGAGTATGAGTATTGGAAAGTGCATACAGATTTATCTGCTCATGGAGATACTATGGATTTAGATGACAGATTTAAAGATGTAATTACAACCAGAGCTAAGTACTATGCTTACATACTTCGTTCTGATCCACAAGCTGCTCAAATGGCTTACGAAGAGTACAAAAATCAAATGCAGATTATACGTACAGAATACATAAACACAAAAGGTTATATGAGGGATACAAGAATATAAATGCCTGATACTTCTTATACAAAACCG